GGTGGATGCTATCGATTCGCCTTGGCCAATGCAGGTATGGAACGAATGCGAGTCAGATGTGATGTTGGAGGATGGACTCCCAACCTGGATGGCAATGGATTTGAATTTTAACCGCGAATTGGCCTGTTTGGTCACCTTGCAACAGCGAGAAAAAGGATACGCCGTATTCCTGCACGAATGGAAAAAAGAAGGCGGCATCAACGATTTGGAATTGGCTGGGGAAATTGCAACATTGACCCGGCGCTATCGCCCAAGAGTATTGGCCTATGATCCAAACACCGCTGGCTACATTGCGCCAAGACTTGCCCAGGCAGGTGTGCCGGTTGCGCCAACACCTTGGAACTCTGCCAACTTTGCCATTATGTGTGATCAAACCATGAATGCAATGCAGTCCAGGCAATTGCTACATCCAGCCCAGGAAACAATGCACAGCCACCTGGTCAGTTGCGCTCGTCGCCCAGCAAGTGATGGCGGTTGGCGCATTGCCAGGCGCGCCGCACAAGTACCGATCAGCGCGGCAGTTGCTTTGGTAATGGCGGTGGGTCACGCTACCGAACCACAGCAAAGTGTGAGTATAGTAAGCGCATAACCCTGCCTTGGGTTCTCATCGAGGCTGGCCAGAGTTACAAGAGGGATCAAGACCACTAGGACACTCTGGCCAGTTGATGTGACAACACGCGCAACAACCTGACATACCATGACAAAATTATCTAAAGTGAGTTGCTTGTGATGTAATGACAAAATGGGATTTATAGATTTTTTGTTGGGTACGCCCACTGAAAAGCCACAGATCGAAGCACGCGCCGGCATTGCTATCCCGTTTTATCAGGATGCCTATTTCACGCCTTTTAACACTTTCAGGGTTGACCGATCCAGTGCTATGCAAGTGCCAGCAGTGGCCCGCGCTCGAAACATCATTGCTGGAACTATTGCAACTCTTGGCCTTAACTCCTACAACGAAATTACAGGCGCAAAAGTTGAAGGCCGAAGCATTTTAAAACAACCTGACCCAGCCTTACCCTTAGCAGTAACGATGGCTTGGACCGTTGAAGATTTGTTACTACATGGCCGAAGTTTCTGGCAGGTTCTTGAAGTTAACCCAGAGGATGGCCGACCAACACAGGCGCGCCGAATTGATCCAACTCGGGTGACATTTACAACTGATCTAAATACCCAAGAAATAGTTAACGGTTTTTACATCGAAGGCGGTTTGATGCCAGCCACAGGTGTGAACTCGTTAATTATGTTTAGCGGTATTGATGAAGGCATACTCAACCGAGGTGGCCGCACTATTTCAACAGCGTTGAAGTTAGAGGAAGCCGTACAGCGTATGGCAAGCGAACCTAACCCAACAATGGTGATCAAAAATAGTGGCGTTGATTTACCGCCAGAGCAGGTATCAAGCCTACTGGCACAGTGGAAGCAAGCCCGAGCCACACGATCAACCGCTTATCTTTCAGGCCCATTGGATGTTACAACCTTTGGTTATGATGCCGGACAAATGCAGTTAACTGAATCCCGTTTGAACACTGCAGCCGAAATTGCCCGTATGTGCAACATCCCTGCCTGGTACATCAACGCCGAATCAGCCAGCGCCACTTACTCAAACGTAAGCCAAGAGCGCCGAAGCCTTGTTGATTTTAGTTTGAAACCATTTATGAGTTGCATCGAGGAACGATTGACTATGAATGATGTCACCCCAAGAGGCCAAAAGGTTCGTTTTGATCTAGATGATTACTTACGCGGTAACCCACTTGAACAAATTGAAGTCCTTGGCAAAATGCTTGAATACGGCTTAATTGATGTAGATGAAGCGCGTGAAGAGATGGACTTAGCACCGAGAGGAAACCCAGCGAATGCAACTTAGTTTTGAAGGTCAAGTATTGGCCGCAAATGTTGAAACCCGTACCATTAAAGGCCTTGTTGTGCCGTTTGCTAAAGTCGGCAACACATCCGCTGGCCCAGTGCGCTTTGAGTTTGGCGCGTTTGGTGAAATCGATGCCAGTCAGATTGTTTTAAACATGGAACATGACCGCACACGCCCATTGGGTCGCGGTATCGCTGGCAGTGAGGAAGTCACACCGGCTGGCATTTCAATGGCATTCAAGATTGCGCCAACCGGTGCGGGCAATGATGCTTTGGTTGAAGCCTCCGAAGGCTTGCGCCCAGCATTTAGCATTGAAGCCAATGTCAATGAATACACCATTGAAAAAGGTGTGATGGTCGTTTCCTCTGCTCGGATGGAAGCCGTCGCGCATGTCACTAACCCAGCGTTTAAGGATGCACAGATTTCCCAAGTCGCAGCCACAGAGGCCGATGAGGAAAACCCAGAAACCACCGAGGCGGAACAACCTGCCGAGGAACAACCACAGGAGATACAAGTGGAAGAAACAACCGCACCAGTGGCAGATGAAGTGACCGCAGCAGCGGTTGTTACTGCCGCAGCACCGGTGGCTTACACAAAGCCACGCTCACCAATCAACAGCCAAGCCTCGTACTTGGAACACAGCATCAAGGCCAAAATGGGCAACCATGATTCAGCCCAATATGTTATGGCAGCCGATGATTCATTCAGCACAAACCCAGCGTTTACCCCAGTGCAGTATGTAAACAGCGTTATCGATACATCCATCGGATCACGCCCAGCCATCGATGCAATCGGCTCACGCGCCATCACTGCATCAGGCATGGTAATCAGCCATCCAAAAATCACAACAAGTGGTTCAGTGGCAGACACCAACGAAGGTGCAGCACCATCCGAAACAGGAATCGTGTCCTCATACGTCAACCTTGATGTAAACAAGTTTGCTGGCATGCAGCGTTACTCAGTTGAGTTGCTAGAACGGTCAAGCCCGGACTTTTTCCAGGCCATGGTTGATAACATGACCCGACAATATAACAAGGCAACAGATGCAGCAGTTATCGCAGCACTAACCGCAGGTGGCACACAGGCTACTGGCGTTGCAGCAACATCCGCTGGCATCATTTCCTATGTATCAACTGAAGCACCTGCCGCTTACCTAGCAACAGGTGAACTACCAAGCGCATACATTGCTGGCACATCCCAGTGGTCATTGCTAATGGGTGCAACCGACACAACTGGTCGCCCAATTTACAATGCATACAACCCAATGAACAATGGCGGCGTGGCTGGCCCACAGTCCCTACGCGGTAACGTGCTTGGACTTGATCTGTATGTTGATCCAAACGCAGTGGCAACAACCATTGATGAATCAGCATTCATTGTGACCCCATCATCCGTTGCGATCTATGAATCACCGATCTTACGCATGTCCACAAACGTGGTCACATCTGGCGAAATCGAAACAATGCTATATGGCTACCTAGCCGTAGGCGTTTTGGTTGCCGGGGGCGTTCGTCGCTTTAACTTGACCTAAATCAAGTTAGTTAGAAGTGTGGGAGGTGCGGCCCTGTGCCTCCCACACACTTACAAGAATTGGAGTAAATAATGGCACTGATCACACTAAGCGAACTCAAAAGCGTTTTAGGCATTGGTGACATTTACGCTGATTCTATTGTCCAGGCGGTAGCAGACAGTGCCGAAAACATAATTTTGTCTTACCTAACTTTTGATGATGTGTCTATTGTAGGCGTATCACTTACAAATAATGTGGCTCGTTTTTATTGCCATGAAAATACCTTTGTGGTTGGTCAGGCTTTGACCGTTACAGGTTGTGGCTCACCTTTCAACGGATCTCGGACCGTTACAAAGGTTGGCTACGATGAATACAACGTGACTTACTTTGAGGCAGCCATCACCAATGCTGACATAACAAAGCGCCAAGTTATTCCCAATGGCCGAGCAGTGTTGACTAGCCAAGCCGCGCTTTATGACACAACCCCAGAAGTCAGAGAGGCCGCTTTAGCCGTTGCCTGTGACATATGGATCACTCGAACTGGCACATTGGGCCAACAAGGTGTGGACTTTCAAAGCCCTGCACCGTACCGCCTAGGGCGTTCAATGCTGACTAGAGTTTCAGGCTTACTGGGCAAGCACTTAGACACCCGGGGTTACCTTGGCTAATTTAGCGACCTACCGGGCAAACCTTGCCAGCACTCTAGCCCAGGCTGGCCGGGTTGTTTACGCATGGCCAAATGAAAACATCACACCGCCAGCGATTGTCATTGTGCCTGGATCACCTTACCTGACCGTTGGCGCAATTGGCGGGGCGCGCATTCATGTGCGTTTTGACATTACCTGCATCGTCAACGCAGCCGACAACCAAGCGGCTTTAGCAAACTTAGAAACCCTAATTTTGTCGGTTACTGACTTACTATCTAATAACATTTCGTTTTTGGGTGGATGGTCACAACCAACAGTCACGCAGATCGGAAACGCCGATATGCTCATCAGCCAACTCAACATCGAGATGGTCACAACCAACTAAGAAAGGCAAGTCATGCCAGCAACATACATAACTGGTCGGTCATTGACTCTAACGATTAACTCGGTGAGTTACGCTGACCAAGCATCAACAGTTACTTTGGAAAGAGAAAACAACCAACAAGTGCTAGAGGTTTTATCAGGTCGCGCATACAAGACCGTTGATAAGACAGCCACACTCAATGTCGAACTATACCTAGATGATTCATCATCCGCCGGTATCATCAGCGCGCTTTGGGATGCGGCTAACACTGCACCTGATACATCGTTGGCATTTTCGTTTGATGTCAATGGTGACACATTTGCTGGAAACCTATTTCCAGTATTTCCAACCGTTGGTGGCGCGGCCACTGACGTATTGACCACCTCGCTATCATTTGTAGTCGAGGATGGAACAGTAACCCGCACTTAACGAATAGAACAGGGCAACCATTATGAAATACAACATCACAACAAAACAGGGCAACAACTACATAGTGAGCGATGAATCGGCGTGGCTGTGGATTGAGATTGAAAGAGAACTCGGTTACACAGTCAGCCAGGCGGCTGAAAAGATGAGCAACGGCTCATTGGATGTCATCACATGCATGCTTTACAAGGCCGCAAAGGCCCAAGGGCAAACAAAGATGCCAAACCAGCAAGCCTGGGTTACCAATGAGTTTGAAACCTTTGAGGTGGTCGAGGAAAGCCCAAAAGAGAACTAAGGGATGGGCTGGTAAGGATAGCAATATCAACCGGCATTCCCTTGGCTGATCTTTTAGATTGGTCGCTCGCAGACATAAACACAGCACTCACGCTGATACGAGAAAGGAATGGACATAATGGCTGAAACAAGAACAACAATTACAGTCAGGCCAGACCTTGCGGATTATCGTGGATTGCTAAAAGCACTTAATTTGATGGATAAAGAGGCACAAGTAGACCTGAAGGATGATGTTTATTCAATTAGCGCATGGACCGCCCAAGGTATTCAACGCGCTGGCTTTGCTCATCCTTACTATCCAAAACAAGCACGAATTGTTGCTGAAACTGTAAGAGCGGCTAGAGATCGTGTCCCAACTGTTTATGTGGGCGGTGGCAAGGGTCGCGTGTCTGGTGGGGCAAATGCTGGTCAATTGTTATTCGGCAATGAGTTTGGTGGCGATCGCAACGCCTTTGGCAACGCTAACGCATTCCCTAATGGCGGTTTTAGATTCCCACCTCGCACATCCAGAGAAGGTCGAGGCAACACAGGATATTGGATTTTTCCAACACTCAAAGCAATGCAACCAGAAATTAAGAAAAAGTGGTTTGCGGCGGTTAATAAAGTAATGGACAACTGGGCTAGGACACCATAATGGCTGATGTAAGAACACTTAAACTTTCATTACTTGCCGATGTGCAAAAGTTTTTGTCTGGCATGGATAAGGCCGACAACGCAACAAAGTCTTTCAGTGGTCAGATTGGCAAATATTCCAAAGCGATGGCAAAGTCTTTTGCTGTTGCTGGCGCTGCCGCAGGTGCGTATGCGATAAAAATTGGCATAGATGGTGTTAAGGCTGCCGTCGAGGATGAAGCATCACAAAAGCAACTTGCCGAAGCCTTGCGCAACACTACTAATGCCACTGATGCACAAATCGCATCAACCGAGGATTACATCACTAAGCAACAATTGGCCTTTGGCGTAGCCGACACGAAGTTACGCCCGGCGCTGGCTAACTTAGCCCGAGCCACTGGCGATGTTGGCAAGGCTCAACAACTAACCAACCTTGCTATGGATATTAGCGCTGCCACAGGTAAAGACCTTGAAACAGTATCTCTGACCCTTTCAAAGGCTTACAACGGCAACATAGGCGCACTTACAAAACTTGGTATCCCATTAGATGATGCTATTAAAAAATCTGGCGATTTCAATTTGGTACAAGGTGAACTAGTACGCCTATTTGGTGGCGCGGCTAAGGCCAACACTGAAACTTATGCAGGTCAACTAGCAATTGTCACCGAACGAGTTGGCGAACTTAAAGAATCAATTGGTGTGGCATTACTGCCAACCATGAAAGTACTACTTGAAAACGTAAATCAAGTGGCTAAGGGCTTTAGCGGTGAAGATCCAGAGGGATTGAGCAACCGCGCCAGAGAACTTGCTGGCAATTTTGAAGGCAATGGCGCAAATAGCCTAGGCGGTGCATTACGAGCAGTTGCAGATGCCTTTGGCAACCTATTTTCAACCGTTACAGACGGAGGCCCAGGGGCTGCCAGTGTGATGGAACAGATCGCAGGGTCACTTGAAAGCATTGCTAATGCCATTAACACAGTTTCAAATGCCTACCAAAAGGCTTTGCCAGTATTGCGATTTATTCAAAACCCGTTTAACTTAAACATCCCAGAGGCAGGATTTACCCCGCGACCAAAGGCAAGAGCCGCTGGCGGTTCAGTCATGGGTGGTGATTCGTATCGGGTCGGTGAGTTTGGCCCTGAACTATTTGTCCCAAGTGGCTCGGGATCAATCCGTAAAGACAATGGCGCTGGCAACGGCGTGACCATAATCATGAATGGTGTTATTGATGGTGAGTCTGCTCGCCGTAGCATTGAACGATTGTTGCAAGACTCATCCAGGCGAACTGGGGCAATTAACTTGGTCGGGGCTACATTGTGACAACGTATGATCCGTATCCAACGGTTACTTTTGGCGGTTCCACAACATACGCGGATAACACAATTTCATCAATTTCAATCCGCAGTGGTCGCAATGATGTGACCGAGCAACCTCAACCAGGCTTTGCATCAATCCAGTTGTGGACCGATGCCAGTAAGCCTTTGAATGTGGCTTTGAGTCAATCGGTGTCTATTGCCATTGATAAGGGCACCACAGGCACACAGCAAATCTTTTACGGCACGATCTCGGACATTGACATTAGTTTGCAAGCCTACGGATCAGATGGCTCAATCGGCGTTTATAGCATCACAGCCATTGGCCCACTCGCTCAACTTAATCGCCGTTTAGTTGGATCAACAAACTATGCAAAAGAGTTTGACGGCACAAGAATCCTGAACATTTTAACCGAGGCTTTTTTGACCGAGTGGGATGACGTTTCGCCAACGCTTACTTGGGCGCAACTGCCAACCGGCGCAACTTGGTCCAGTTACGATGCAGTAGGGCAAGATTTAGTCGACAGCCTGACAGGCAACATCGATGTGCCTGGACAATACGAACTTATGGCATACAGTGACGGCGTTACAGATGCTTACACACTGGCAGGAATTGCGGCTAACTCGGGGCGCGGTGTGCTTTGGGAAAATGGCACAGGCTCATTGCATTATGACGACTACGCAGCCAGAGCCAGCGCAACACCTTTAGTCTTGACCGCCGATGATTTACTAGCCAACGGCCTACGCACCGCCGCACAATGGGGCGAAATTGTAAATGACGTAACAGTGACCTATCGGGCAGGAAGTGCTAATGCGCGTGACGAACAGTCCATCATTCTCTATGGTCAATTGTCTGGTACGCGCTCAACCGTCTTGCATAACTTAGCCGATGCCCAGGCACAGGCCGCCGATTTTCTAGAGTCACGCTCCTACCCAAGAATGTATCCAGAGCAACTGACAATCCCACTGCATTCACCAACAGTCAGCGATGCCACACGCGATGCCCTAGCCGCCGTCTATAACGGCCTAAGAGTTAGCACGACAGAATTGCCAGCAGTATTTGGCACAACCTTTGATGG